TAATAGTATTACCAGAAACATTAGCTGTACCAGTGACGGTAAGCTTAGCATTTGGAGTTGTATTTCCAATACCAATATTACCATTTGCAGCAATGTCAATGCCACCTGCAGCTGCTGAATCAGAGTCAGAATAGATCTTGATGCCATTGTTAAGACCGGACCCTTCAACTACTATATTATAATATAGATCCGATGGATTAGTATTAGAAGTATAGGAATAGTAATGAGAAACTCTAGGATTTACTGTTGAACCGATTGAATTTGAGAATGATACAGGTGGTGCAAAGTGATATCCCTGGTAGAATGGATTAGAAGCAGTATTACCACCAGCATTCATGAAAGTCAAAGTGATTAGATTTGTAGAATTTCCAATTGATTTATATACATACGCTGCATTATTTGTGTTGAAACTTATAGAAGTTGAATTTACAACTGTGTTTACAACTGTGTTTCCAATTCCAAGCGCACCGGTGGTAAGTTGAACATTTGAACCAACATTTGCTGAAGTGGTGGCAAAAAATGTAGCGGTATTTACTTGACCTGTAATGTTTATGGCTGCAGCATTTACCAAAGAAGAATTTGCAGTTAAACTAGTTCCTACAGAGAAAGTAGCAGCATTTACTGTTGTGGCAAGAACAGTAGTAGCACTCACCGCAGTACTATTAACAGTTGTAGATCCTAAAGTTACCACAGTGGTATTTACAACTGTTGTTCCAATGGTCAAACTTGTTGGAACCAACGTGGCAGTCGATGTCGAATTAGCTACTATAACCGTGGAAGAATTTGCTATAGCATTTGCAGTTGAGTTTCCAAATGATAGATTACCACCAATTGAAACACTAGAAGTTAGATTTGCAGCACCGGATATGTTCAGCGTGCTTGATACTAAGTTTGAAAAGAATCCTTTAGCCCATGTATTAGTGCTAGAACCGATGTTATAAGTAACATTTGCACTTGGAATAAAGTCGCCTGTAACTGTTCCGGAAGTAACTAGAGTTCCAGCATTTAGCGTTCCTACAACTGTAAGATTTCCGTTGACAACGCTAGTTGCTGAAGCATTATGTACAACTAATTGATTGACATTTGCTAAACCAGTTGAGAATAAAGTTGCGGTATTTACTTGACCGGTCACATTCACAGCTGCGGTATTTACCAAAGTATTATTTGCGGTGGTAGATCCGACAGCAATTGCGGAAGTATTCAGAACAGAAGTTCCGATAGTCAAGGAAACAGGTGAGAGTGTGGCGGTATTTGTAGAATTAGCTAGTCTGACTGTGGAAGAATTTGCTATAGCATTTGCAGTTGAATTGCCGACTGCTAATTGACTAGTTGTAAGTTGGACATTAGATCCTACGTTAGCTGAAGTGGTGGCAAAAAATGTAGCGGTATTTACTTGACCAGTAATATTGATGGCTGCAGCATTTACTAGTGTTGCATTAGCAGACATCGTGCCAACTACAACCGTGGAAGTATTTACAACTGTGGTGCCAATGCTTAAACTAATAGGAGTTAAAGTAGCGGTATTTGTAGAATTTGCTACAGTTATTTGACTTGCACTATAAGTTGAATTGACCGTTGAATTACCAACAAACAATTGTGAAGTTGTTAATTGCACATTTGAACCAACATTTGCTGAAGTGGTGGCAAATATGGTTGCGGTATTTACTTGTCCAGTGACGTTAACAGCCGCTGTATTCACCAAAGTATTATTAGCAGTGGTGGATCCTACTTTTATTGTAGAAGTATTTACATATGTCGACCCGACACTGATTAGTGATGAATTCATGAATCCAGATGATGTGGTACCACGAATAAAAATTTCAGTTGCTGAATAATTGGTATTAACGGTTGAATTGCCAACAAACAATTGTGAAGTTGTTAATTGTACATTTGAACCAACATTTGCTGAAGTGGTGGCAAATATGGTTGCGGTATTTACTTGACCGGTAATATTGACAGCAGCAGCATTTACGAGTGTGGAATTAGCGGTAAGTAAAGCTCCTACTGAAAATACAGCAGCGTTCACATTTGTTGCGTTCACGTTCGTAGCCGCAACAATATTTGTGTTTACTGTTGTAGAGTTAGCGAGTGTGGACCCCACCTGAACAGCAGTGGTGTTTACAACAGACGTGCCGATGGTAAGACTGATCGGAGTGAGAGTGGAAGTATTAGTGGAATTTGCTAAAACTACCTGAGTAGAGTTAGCAAGGGTGTTCGCCGTAGTGTTTCCTATCGAGATGCGAATCGTATTTACTGAAACGTTAGCTCCGATATTCAGAGTGGAGCTAACGTTTGCAGTTCCAACTACATTTAGATTTGCATCAGCACTAACTAACCCCCCGATGTTTACGGTGTTTGAAAAGTTTGTATTTGAAACAATAGTGATCACACCATTGGTGGTGAGATTTCCACCTCTAATTTCATTATTAACTACTAGATATCTAGCGCCAAAGTAACCGTTGACATAAACATTTCCCGTGGATCTAGACCCACCGTTGCTTGTGTCTATTGTGACAGTATTTTTTGATACTATGTCAGCCAAGCGATTTGTGGTGGTAAGCCACGCACCGAATGATTGGCTATTCTGAACATTTGCTAATTGAATAGTCATTTATCGTATTTTTCCTAACAGTTCCTTGAGTAAGGACTTTATTTCGTCGATATCTTGACGAAGGGAAGCTTGTTCTTCCGCAAGTTTTTTATCACGAAAAGCAGCTTCCCTTTCTTCTTTATATTTATTCAATTCTTTTTCATTCACATTCAAGATAGCATTACTTGATTTTTGTCTAACTAAACTTGGATTTTCACGAACCTTAATATGTTCCATATTACACCTGTAATGCTAAACACCTCATGTCAGACATTCTTGGCACAATTTGAGAAGCATTAGATGTAAGAACAATCTTCATTGAGAAAGTCTTATAGGTATCATAAACAGTGCCATCAGAGGATATATAACGTACAATCCCAGAATTATTTGCATATCTAAATGCACCATGTTCGGATTGCATACCAGGAATAGTTCCAATTGCGACATTACCTGAAGTAAATGCAATATTTGAATTGAGGGTTAAACTTGTAGAGTTTGTAACGGCTATCACTTTTTTAACATCAAAGAAAGTGGATTGATTGAAATTGTTCACGGTAATAGTGAGACCAGCTCCAGACCCTGTGACATTGCTGGTAGCATTTGATGCTATAGTTGTATTAGTTGAATAATTCCCAGGAGAAAGTAAAGTAAGATTAATAACATTTCCGGTAGGATTTGTACCCACTGTAAAAGTAGCATTTGCATTTTGATAACCAGGTGTGCCTGTCAACATGATTTGATCACCATTTGCATAACCAGCGCCAGCATTTGCTATATATGTATTTACAGCAAAGAAGCTTTTATCAGCAAAATATACAAAGTCACCTGCTCTAAACGGATCTGTTGTATTTGCTCCGGTAAAGGTAGCATTTGATGATGTATTTTCAATGGAAGCACCTGATCCAGTTCCATAGATTTGAACAGTTGTAGGAAGAACATATCTCAATTCAACCAAATCATCTCTGTTTACTAGACTGCTTCTAAGTGCTGGGTCTGAATCTTCAACTAGTCTAGACCATTCATTATCATTAAATGGAATTGCATCTTGAGCATGTGAGAACTTACCATATACCTGAAAATCTGTTCCATCTGGTCTATAAGCAGTTAGGTAAGCCACCAAATCTTCGGCATCCTGACCAGTTGCTAAAATAACATTCTTTGAAACATATTTTGTACCTGCGTAATAATTCCCTAAAGTCTCATCATAAAGAGTAGTTGAAGTTACATTGGCAACTCCACCGGTGTTAGAAGAAGTAATAATGCTTGATCCATTTGCATTGAATGTGGCAACAGAGGATACATTACTACTGGTCACACTTGATACTAAGAGAACAGATGAATTTACAGAGTAAACAACCGCAGAAGTATTGACCGTAGAATTGGACTGCCAGATGGTATCACCCAACACAAAAGATCCTACTGAATTTGTAAACTCTATTCTATAACCATTTAATTGACTAGCCGGAAGAACAAGATTATAAGTAAGAGTTGCCATTCTTCTTATTCTATCACTATATGGGGAAATCTTATTATTGGCTGTTGTCATTGAGTTATAGATCTTCAATGAACTATTTCCAGTACCAATTGATCCTGGGTTAGCAAGTTCATTGCTTCTTGACATGATCATACGTTCTTTATCAATAAATTCGTAAGGAATTCCGGCTTGAAGAAGAGTATTTGATGAGTCTAGACTTTTGGTATTTGATGTACCACTAAAAGACCATTGACTTGAGGTTTGTTCTGGTGTGGCAAAAGCAAATTGTGAAGTTATGCTATCGTAATATAAATCATATATACCTTCAATATTTGCAGATGCACCAGAGTTAATACCTATCATGTATTTGTTTTTGGTGTTTGCAAAGTTTGAAGCAGCATTAACATTTAGACCGCCAACAAATACGGTATAAGGCCCACTTCCAGAAATAGAATCAATATAACCATAGCATGTATTGTCGCCACGCACACGACCGATGAACGATGCTGTATCATTAGCAAAATTAATATTAGCAGACAAAGCAAGGGTATTTGTTACGCTATTATTTCCAATGATCTGTAGGAATTGCACATTTGCTCTAGCATTTGTTCCGACGTATATATAATTGCCATTTGCAAAATCTGGATGATCAATATACGGAACCGAAATAGTTGAATTGCCATATGTCTGTACATATTGATTTGCGGTTACAATTGTAGCAGTAGCTAAAGAGCTTGCACCTTTGACTGTAGTATTCCCAGAATTTATAAATGTACCTGAAATACCTTGCACTTTTATCACGGATGAGTTTACTGAATATACCAAACCTGTGGCGGTATTTGGTGTTGTCCCAGTCGAGGATTGAAAAATGGTTTCACCAACCGTAAAAGCACCGGTATTTGCAGTAATGTTCAGATATCCAAGTGATAATGAACTATTTGCAACCACTACTTTTTCATTAACTACAAACTCACCAACGATATCCTTGATTCTAAAAAAGTCTGTATTTGAATTTCTATAAGCAGCAACACCAGAAGTAGCAGTAAAGTTTGCTCTATAGAGCTTGAACTTCATACTTTCTAATTGAATCGGTGTAAAGTTCAAGTCATTAGATGAAACAAATAATGAACCAGTTTGATTGTTTTTATCAATCAGTGCATTTGTTGATACATCAATTTGCCCTAGTGCAGCAGTCCAGATTTTATAATCCGGATTTCCCGCATTTGGTATTACCACGATTGCATATTGCTCATTAGTCTCAAGAACTACTGGGGTATCAAAAGTAAAAGTGGTAGCTAAAGAGGCATCTTGACTTATATTGACATTAGATGATTCCAGATTCTTAGATGCATAAGGGAGTTGTAATGAGGTCGGAACACCATTTTGTGTTGTTCTGATTTGAACTTCAACTCCATACACAGAAGACTTGGATTGAAAATATAAATCTAATGCTGTCAAAAAGACGGCTGAAACACCGTTCTCTGGCTCATTAATAATAAATGTTTGTGCTATAGGTTTCATCTTTTACCTTTATATTCGTACATTAATTTTTAGAAGCCGCCATGGCGGCTAGCCACCTTCGACGCCGCCGGCGGTGCCGCCACCAACACCCGATCCGGCGGCGACACCGCCACCGGTAGCATTGCCGCCCCCAGCGCCGCCCTGACCACCTTCAGATACACGCTCCGGATTAGCTATAGTACCACCCGAGAAAGATATTGTTTGACCAGGAACCAAACTGGTTATCTGTTGAATATTTCTTTCAATTTGCTGTGCAGCTTTATCTATTGTGGAGTTTCTAATGCTTAATGTATTTTGTTTTAGTGATAGACTTGTGGCTATAAAGTCTTTAACAGCGCTAGTAGTTATTGCTGATTCACCTTGAGTCAAATCTGAAATATCCAGGAATTTAAATTCAAGTGTTCCAGCTGTAAAATACAAGTCGCTTGTCGATGGTATTGTTACAGAGCATTGTGCTGTACCACTGGTTGATGTGACTAAAGCACTTCCATATGATTCAAAAGTATTTGTTGTAAGATTAAGGGGTGCTACAAAAGCACTCATATTGATATTATTTATGTAGCAATATAATCTGGTATTGGGCTTCATACCTACCATGGTGCAAGTTACTTGTATTTGTTTAACCTTAGGTTGAAGTGAAACATTTGTAACAGTGCCTCCAACTTCTGTGTTGATTTCATTTGAAACATTAAATTTCAATTCTTTTTGCTTTTGCGTGGTGAGAGTTACCACTTGTTCTTTATAAGTACCTGAATTTGTAGAAATAAGTGTGGTTGTGCTAGTTGATGGTGTAGCGGTATCAACCCAATTTACCCACTGAGTTCCCCAAGCGTTTTGCAAATTTACCCAATTTTGATTTAGATCTATATTGCTGTTCACATCTGGTTGCTTAGTGATATCAGCATCCACCACACCAGGTGGATCCAAAACTAATCTACCTGTATAGTTGAATATATTTCCTTCAATGCAATTACGTAATTTGGAAGCATAATCTTGGCTAAGAACAGATGTGCTAGTATAAGGAAGTGAAATAATTTCACCGGTTCTTTGAACATTAGTTGAAGCAGCTTCATCAAATGACATTGGAATTTGCATCTGTCTGAATTGGGGTCTAGCTTCACCCTTAGTACTATCAACAGCAATAGAATATTCTGGATTATTTGTATTTCCAATGGTATGATCCTGGAATGGATCGACTAAAATACCATTCTGGAATCTATTCTTACCGGTAACATCACTTCTAACTAATAGGCTAGATGTTGCTTGTTCAAGGAGATTTAAAGCTGTATAGTATTCAAGTCTGGAAATTCTCTTGGAAAATTGACTGATATCAGCCATGGTATAACGTTCAGTTTGCTTTATAGTTGTTTTGACTGAATGGTCATATCTATTGGAGATTCTAGCATCGCCAGGAGTTAATGAAGGATATGCTGGAATATCTGCTATTCCGATAGTCATTGTGCCAGGAATTTCATTTGGTTCTATTGGAGAAACACTAGCGGCACCTTCACTGACCAAAATATCACCAGCTGTGGTGAGCGCTACTCTGTCTTTTCTAGGTAGATAGTATTGAATATCAGCCTGAAATTGTGTATCAGGGGTAGGAATATACCCACCGTGAGTTGCATCCACTACTAATGATAAAGTTGATGAAGGATTAATTGTGGCTGTTGAACTAGTAGCCACAGCATTAGCAGTATTTGCTGCATATGGTCGAATATCAACCACATCTCTTAGATCAATGGTGTTTGCAGTTGCAACAGATACATAGACCGGAATTTGTGTTGTCTGAATTGCTGCGGTATTTGCAGTGTTTGCATCATCAATAGGATACGATGCTGCAGTAAAGAAGCCTCTACCCTGTGATCTATTGTAAGTAAAGTTATCAAGTGAAACTAGGATTTTGGATCCTGTAGGCAAATTGGATGAGGATGTAAGTTGAGCTAGCCCATAATAGGAATCTCTTTGACCATTATCTAGTGTAAATTGAGTCTTAAGGTCTGGATTACTTGTGCTATAAGAATTTCCAACATAAACCGCATTGACTTTAAATACATCAGGGACACCAAGAGACCATGGGCCTTTTAGACCACCGACATTATTTGAAGTGTCAATTTTTACAAATGTATTTCTGTTTATTACTTTTGCCACAGGATAGGTGGACGAACGGAACACATCGTAGTATACAGAGCACTGAAATGAGGATGAGTTATTTGGTGTGTCACCTGTTCCAAGTTGCAAAGTAATTGTTGAGGTATTAGCACTTATTGTTCTTGTAACTGAACCACCAAAGTTTAGAGGTGCACCACCTGGAAAAAACTTTTGATGATTTTTACCTGAATTTGCTGTGATAAATGGAGAATCTACATTCAATTGTAGATTTGAAACAATCGACGTAATTCTTCTTTTTTCAATAGTAGTGCTGGTGTTTGCAGCAATATAATCACCGACATTATATTCAGTCAAGAATGCGGTACCTGATCCTAAGATATATCCATTACCGGTATAAGTGGTAATGGTACCGGAATTATTTGTTGAGAAAGCATCTGAAAGAGGTACTATGATAGTTTTGGATTCAGCATCAGATGGATAACTACCAGTATAATACATCTGCTCTGTTGCTGATCCACCAATGGTAGGTAGAGTGACACTCATAGTACCAGCACCATTGAATGATGAATTAGCTCTTTTTCTATATACAAAGCTTGATGTTGATCCAAAACCTTCTGGTCTAATAGAATTTTGTCCAAAAGCGTGCATCATGGGTTCATTAGTAGCATCTTGAATTCTTGCTATACTATTACCAACAGAGTCAAGTTCTAGAACAACATCAGCAAAAGCTTTTAAACCATTTGAATTATAAATGCTTCTTACTTGAGAAAAATTCTTGCCGGGTAGCATTACAATATTAAAAAGATATAATCTATAAACAGCATCTGGGCTACCCGCTGATCCTGATGAATAGGAAACACCTCTACAGTAAGCAGAACCAATCTTTGTTGTTGAAGCTATACCAGTGGAAAGGAAACTTCTATTTGTCAATGATTTCTTAGCAACTGAATGTAGTTCTATTTCAGAAATAGTCTGGTTACCTAAATCACCACTATACTCATTAATGTTGACATAATAACCAAAGTTTAACGATGTGGACTGATCAGCAAGTGAAGCATAATCAGTTCCCTTACGGATATCAGCAGTATTATTGTTTATAAATTCAACTCTATATCCCTTGACATATCCAATCCCGGGAGAAGAAACTAGGTTGAGATGAGTGCTATATTTTTCATCAGTAGTACTTTTATTTGACACCGAAAGAATAAATGGATTTACAACATAATCACCGTTTGTTTCATATGTACGACGTGCTAATTCTTTATTGAGTGAAACATATTGTGGGTCATTCTTTATTGTAATGGGTAGACCATTTTTAAAGTCCACAAGAGAAAAGAAGTTAGAAGTATTCCCTGTTTGAGAAGTAATTCTAGTGGTAAGATTAGGAATAATTTTTAGTCTATGGGCACCAGGAGCATCTTCATTTGGTGAGCCTGCAGCATTATCTAGTAAAGATGTATCCATTTCTGGAGTAATAAGTGTTTCATCAGCACTAAATCCAACTGAAATATCATCAGGTACATTATTATAGCGATCAACAACAACAGTTTGAGGATTAACTCTAAGAAAGAAACCTTTTTTGAAAATCACGCCTTCGGTGACGGACATTCCATATGCTGTCCCTACTGAATTTGTAACAGTTGTAATATTGATATTTCCGATTGTAACATTTGCAGAGGTATAAACTCTAAGTTGTTCTGCTTCATTGAATGCTGATTGCACAACACCATTTGGATAAGTCCCAGAGTTCAGATACTTTAAGTATAGAGTGTTTAGATTAGGATCTTGCGCTTCATAGCCGGTAATGCTATCAACGATAAGCGCTCTGAGCCCATTTGAGTTGATTAAGTAATTTTGTTCAAAATCACCTAGAGCAGAAATTGCACCACCATTTGCAAATGTATCTTCCACTTTAATATAACGATAGTTATTATCAAAGCTAAAGGCACACCCTTCTATTACAGATCCTTCTTTATAAATGCTTCTACCAAACTTATCAAGTTGATCTTGTAGTCCGGTCTGCATCTGGTTGAGTTCACGAGTTTGAACTGCAACACCAGGTCTATAGAGAACCCTATAAAAGTCTTTCTCTTGATCGTAGTCGTCGAAATATGGTTTACGTGATAGATCAATATCTGTTGTCATTTAGGCCTCTAAAACTTTATGACTAGACGTACTTCTTCTTTTGAAGTAGTCGATCTAGTCACAGGTTGGAAATTTTCCATATAAATTACTTTGCCTGATTCTCTTACTAATTCAGGGTATATAATAAGTGAATAATTATTGCAGATTCCACGGGCGGCAGAAGTAGTTCCTACTATATTATTTGATAAACTAGCTTGAAACTTATTTTTACCGTTAATATCATTTAAAAGAAGAACAGGATATACTGCTGATATTGTAGCGGATCCAGATATAGTATTTATCAGGTGTGATGCAGCAAAGTTAAGATTTTGACTTACTGCAGTAAGCTTTATATATGATGAGTTTGCATCCAGAATTATACCGTTTGCATTTGTGGTTTGATCAACTATAGTTTGACCTAATGCAAATGAACCGGAAGCACCGGTAATTGCTAAATCTAGTTCGTTTGTTGTTGAGACTATTCTACCATTTGCAAGGGATGTTTCTTGTGATACGTATTCACCATTAGTAAAGGCACTGGTATTTGAGGTAAGTGTGATTCTAAGAGTTTGATCAAATCTATTTGCAAAATTTGTGGTTGAATCACGTGTGCCATTAGCCGTATATATGTTTGTCACACGCCCATATGCATTTGAACTAGAATTAAAAATGATATCATTTGCTATAAATTGACCTACAACATTGCTCACCAAAATACTGGTATTAGTATATGCATATTTTACCGTTGCCTTAGCACCGGTGCCAACCTGTGATATAATAGTAGTATTTGTTCCAGGTTGAAAATAAGCAATTGCAGAAGAAACTACATTTGCAGAAGTATTTGAATAAACAGCTAAAATAGGGCTGTTTGCATTAAATGTACCAGTGGTCTTAATAAGCTGAAGGCTTGAATTATTTCCAGATGTTACAATACCGGCAGCGGTGACAACATTTGCAGTACTTTGCACAACATACTCACCAGACACCCAAGTTGTTATTGAACCATTGGGTGATGATGTGACCTTATTTGAAATTGAAAGATTTATAGTATTTAAGTCTGTAAGTTCTAGTTGAACATCTTCAAATTGTGGATCTTGAAGAACTCCAATTCTTCTAAACTTACCGTAGGACTGAAAATAATAACCTTCATTCTCGGCTGTGTCAAATGTTACACTTATACCAGCATATCTACCACCAAGTTCATATAGTGTTTCTGCACCATGACCTTTTATTGGTGAAATTGTTGCTGTTGCGGTTGCACCATTACCATAGTTTGAATTGGCATAGATTTGGATATTTGCAAATGAATAAGTATTTCCTTTTGATATCAAATCTATGCCAACTATTTCTGAGATTGAAGCCGGATTTGTATTTACCAAGCCTATAGCTAAAGCATTTGAACCATCACCAGTTATCTTTACAGTAGGACCAATAACATATTCAGTAAGATCATTTGGTATAATAGCTTTTCTAATAAGCTTTGCTGATCCGGTGCTAGTATTTCCATTAACAAATTGTACATTTTTACCAAGAGCAAAATCACCAGTAGGATCAAATACAGTTATATTTGGATTAGTTGCAACCGAAACAATGTTTGCTGTCTGTAGAGAAGACTCGCCTCTAACATATAAATTGGCGACCCATGTGCCAGCTATAGATGATAAGAAAAGAGCAGTTGTATTAGAGAAAGCTACTATACCATTTGCTGATTGGTCAATATTTGCTGAATCAACCATTCTAACCTTTTCACCGACATAAAAATTTCTTCCTGGGATAGAAATTGATGTATTGCTTATATCAATAGTTAGCTTTTGAGAGTTCAAATTTAAGTTTGCAACAGTACCATAGGCATTTGTCACGGTAATGGAACTCAAAGTTGCTGCTATTGGAAGATTATAATGGACATTAGCAACTCTAGAGTTTAGAAATGGAACATCAACATATGCATATGTTGAATTTACTATCCCTACAATTCTTCTAAAATTTGTATTTGCTGTGGCGCCAACTCTAATGTAGTCACCATTAGCATAACCATTTGAAGAGTCATTAAGTTGCGCTGAAGTATTTCCAACCAAAAGTACATTATCAGATAAAATTCTACCGGTAGCTCTTTTCCCTTGTAAAGCATGTCCAGTCTGTGTAAGACCTTTTTCTATTGCAATTCTAGAACCAGTCAATGATGGTTTGAGTCCTACGTGTGTAGAATTTGCAGAATCTACAAAATAAGTTGTGCCGGAAACCAGTCCGGACAATGCAGTATTTCCATCGGCAACTCTATATGTAATTTCATCATTTGCAATAAATTTACCAGCACTAGAAAGAGCAATAGCAAAATCTGGTGACCCTAAAACATCACTATTTGCATTAAACGTAGTATTAGCAGGGGCTGATATTGTTATTGCTGCTTCATTGAAATATGCTGATCCCTGGGAAGTTATATTTAAATTTGAAATTTTTCCAATTGAATTTGCTTGAGCATTTGCAACACCACCAACTGCTGATAAATCAGAACTATTTGCAGTGATTGTGATAGTAGCGTTTGCTGTATATCCAGACCCATTATTTACTATTAATGGTAATGAAAGTTTACCGGTGTTAGCAATTGTCACACCACCAACTTTAAGAATACCAGCTTGGCTATTATCATAGATAGGATACCCTAGTTGAAATGTCTTTGTTGAATCATTTAAAGATACTTGCAAAGTTGAAGCATTAGCTGCTATGACATTTCCTGTTGCACCAGTGGCGGTTTGTTCCACTGTTGTTCCCACATTAAAAAATCCAACTTCATTCAAATAACTTAAATAAGTTGTAGGTTGTATGACCGTATAACCAGCTGTCACAGATCCGGAGACATTTGCTAGATCCATTATCATATAGGTATTAAATGGATCTGATGAACTTACTCTAATTGTTTTATTGATTCCATTAGAAGACGCAATTTCCCTAATTTGCCCACCACCTAATCCAGACTTTAAATAAATTGAAGAATTGGTATAAAAGTTGTCTAAGCTTGAAGAGGTATTAGGAAGTTGAATTGTGTATTTATCTAGAACAGCATCAATAAAACCTGTTTCGTATACTTGATAGTTATTTCCACCATTCGTGACTCTAATAGAATCAATTGTTCCAGGAACGGCTTGACTCTCGACAGTAGCATTTGCTGTTAGTGGAATAAAATCAGTTGATGTAAATTTGGTATTCGAAGCGGAATCAACCGTAAACATATATTTCCAAATATAGCCATCAGAAGTAAAAAATACACCACTAGTTGAAGCCAATGATGGTTTTACTGTGGACTTGGCACCAGAATTGTTATCTATGCATTTATAAACTTCAAATTTATCTGTAACAACATAAAATTGTTTTGTATATAAATCAGAGTCATTCTGATCATATTGTGCGTATACAGTATTTGACACCCAATCATATCTAGGTATCATATGGATGATATCGTTATTTGCAATTCTTTTTCCATATAACATATCATCATATGTGGTCAGCTGAATCTGCTCTAAAGAATCATTAGCTGCTGGTGGTGAACTATCAGTCGGCCAGGCTTGTGGGCGACCGGTAAACACGTAATATGCTCTTCTAGTATCCTCAACATCATTGATGAATTCTGATACTTGATTGATGTAGTGATTGATAGTCAGGACTGCCATTTTTTTACCTAAGTCTGAGTTATACTGCTATAAGATATTGATGATTGCTGATTGACTAATTCGCTTCTTAATTGGTATTTGCCAAACAAGGCTAACCCTGATGGATGCACTAAGTCTCTTACTAAGCTTTCATAAGTTTCAATCATTCTTTTTGCAACAATTTCATATGAGAATGTTTGATAATATACACTATCCTGAATCTTATTTATGTCACTTAGGAAACCTTTTCTGTTTGCCCAAGACCCATATTGCTCACCATTTCTATCAACTATAACAGAACCTAGCACTATTACTGGTGTGCTTTCATTTGACAAATATACGGTTTCATTTGAAACATAACCAAAACCTGAATCAATGACTTCAACTGAAGTAACAATACCGGATTTGTTGTTTACTTCACCTGATACAACAGCATTTCTTCCTTTATAACCGCCATTGCCATCAGATTCATTTAGTGCTGAAATATCTTGTTCAATCACTTCAATGTAAGGCAAAGTCAAATAACCATCACCTGGTGTTATTCTTCCCAGATATGCTATTTTCCCAACTTCCATATTCTTGGTGTTTAGGGTATCACCAATTGAAGTATCTAGATTAGTTAAAGTTGATGGTCTAGTTGGAAAGAACCAATTAGAGAGGCGACTCTGTGCTGTTATTGTTGCGGTGGTGCCAGTATTTAAATCGGTCACAATTTTACCAGGCACAAATTCACCACTTGGTGAGGTCACTATTATTGCTGTAGAATTTACTGATGAAATTATTCCATTAGCTTGTATAGTATATTTACCAGAATTATTATAAAGTTGAACGCTGCCTACTGTGGTATTACTCTCAAGAATGACACCTGATACTAGATTTGCATTTATTAAATTGGTATCAGTGCCAGTACACCATATAAAATTACCATCAACTCTATAAGTTGTAAGTCCAGTTATCCCAAGGGCTGTGTTTGATAAATTTTCACCTTTGGATATCTGATTTGCCGAAACGCTAAAAGCTTCCAATAAAATAACATTTGCGGTGGAAGATACCGTATTTGCTACCGTAAAACCAGCACCGGAAGTTCCCGTAATATTTACTTGATATCCATATGCATCATCATCTAAAGCGGTATTATAATAGTTGTTAATGATATCTGTATTAATTACATAAATCTCAGGATTAAGTAAAGCACCAACGGTAAAGGAAGCACCTGAACCAGTGCCGCCAACCACATCAACGATGACAGCGGAGGTATTTCCATTTGTTATGGTGTGCCCGATTTGAAATTCAACATTTGGAGAATAATCAATGACTTGAATAAAACTACTGTTTGCAAATGTTACCGTGGCATTAGCACCAGACCCACTATCTGTGATCACATCTGAATTTGAAAATGAACCATTTGAGATATTAGTTATTGTCAATTCTTTAGTGGTTGCAACTATGATAGTTGGATTTAAACTATACCCTGAACCACCGTCTAAAAGTTTAAAGCTGACTTTACCAGTTTCATCTCTTATTGATGCTACTCTAGCTTTCCCGTCAGATCCAGAACCCGAAACGTTTAAAATATCACCTATTTCAAAATCATAACCACCATTGTCGACAGCAATAGAAGTCAATGAACCTATAATAAATGGTGCATTGTCAAGATCAAGCTCCGGAACATCATTACATAAAATCTTTTCCCCGTATTTAAACTCACCTGATAGTGAAGATATGTACAAAACATTTACTGTTTTACCATTAATCTTCTTAGTAGTATATGTTTCCACAACAGCGGTTGCAGAACCAGAACTATTTTTTATTAGCTTTCCAATTAAATCAGTTAAATATGGGCTTGATGTAGTTTCTATATAATATTTTTTTCTCCAATCACCATCGGATGGTCTTAACAAATAATCTGATGGAATGTACAAATCTATAGATTCATCAAAGAGAAGTCTAAACAAAAGCTTAATTGAACGATCAGTGCCTTTTGATCTATATAAATCAAGAATATATTTCATCAACAATCTTTTATCTGCTGCTATTGATTCAGGTAGAGAGTTGATATATGTATTCTTGAAATATTTTATAAACTGATCAGCAGTCTCATCTATATCTGAGTATTCAAGTAATCTTCTAGAATGATATAATGGATTCCCACTAGACTCCATCCATTCATAATAGGCCTCAATAAAAGCAATAAAGTTGGGCCCATCACTTTTATAAAATGAAGGAAATTGACTCGCAATATGCGGGGATATTAATTTTTCTATCATTAGACAGTCTTAAATGTTAGGTTAATTCCTACAGCCTCATCTATCAAAATAACATCATTTTTTGAAGCCGTAACATCTTGGTTCTGGGGAGAACACAGAAATTGAATTTCACCAGGTGCTGATATAAAGTCATTAATGACTATTTTATTTAAAGATATGGCGCCAGTATTATAGTCAATCGTACCATATGAAGTATAGCTCTCATAACCTAAATCTGTTATATCTTTCAAGTAAATTGTTGGATCACTATTTTTTACTAAAACTGATCCGTCTGCTGATCTTATAAAACTAAAGCTTGTTGCATTCGGATTATAATCTGTAAATATGCAAAGTCTACCACCGGTTATAAATGTTATGGGATTTCTAAACTCAACTGATAAGAATACTTCTGAATTCCTATCAGGGCTAACATCCTTTTCAAGAACTATCTTTGTTTCATTAGAACTTATGCTTACATCTGAATCATTGATTGCTGCTTCTAATCTGGAAAGTTTAAACTCCGCATCAAAAGTTGATAGGTATGTAGTGTTATAAGTCTTTATTGTATTACCCACAGTTTGTGCTAAATCTGTAGCAGTAAGAACAGTTTTTGTTGGATCCCATTTTACTGTAGAGTATACCAAAATCTTAAGAAATTCAGGATTGATGATTTTTGGCTTCATACCAAGAACACATTTATTTTTTAAGAAAGTTTCTATATCATTCTTTCTATAGTCTGAAAGAGGTGCGCCTGATTGTGAAACCGGTGATATAAAAACAGTACCATATGAAACTTGATTGGCAACGGTTTCCCCACCAAAAACGTTTACACCTTTTACATCACTAAAGTTTTGTAAAACTAATGTTTTAAAATCATTTGTGGTTACAGCTCTTTCTTGTGTTTGAAAATGTCGTGGCGCATTGAACTTGATTGATTCTATACTTTCAGCATTTGCACCACCATATGAAGTTACGGTGACTGTAATATCTGGATCAATTGCACTGGTATATCCATTGTATATACCCAAATTATCATCAATTGTAAATGAATTTACATCATTGCCATTTGTTCCAGAGCATGATCTATATTGAACAGCAAGCAATGATCCATCTGCTGGTTTTCTTCCAAATACACCATCACCAAAAAGAATTTCGTATTTATTTGTCTCAGCAGCTTGGAGAAAATATACATTTGAATTTGAGCTCAATCCATACAAACTATCTGCTTTAGCAAATAGAGTATTATTTGCACCATTATTTTCAGAAACTAAAACAACAAGCGAGTCTGTATCAATATTATCATTTGTAAGAATAAATCTTTGACTCTGTAAATTATTATTAATTACATAAGAATCAGTTAAAAGTACACCCTCAAATATTTCCAGATTTGCAGTAAAATTCCCACCCGATGGATAAAGTAGATATGATTTATCGGTCAAGAATTGAAAAGATGAAGAAGCATTCTTTCCAGTAAATCTTGTGCCCGATGGGATTGTAAATGTGTTTAAACCTGTTTGAGGAAATACCGCAGTAATGACAGCTGTAGCTGACTTGGATGATCTAGGTGTATAATTTAGTTCTTTAGCTCTTGAAATTAAACTATTTCTAAGTTGAGCTGAATCCAAAAACATCTCGGATATAGCCATGTTTAGATAAAATGAGTTTAAATGTGTATTATATGCTAAAATATCTAAAAGGACACTCATATTTGAGCCGTCAAAATCATAATCTTTAAAAGCATCTTGTGCTTTAAGATATGTTTTTAAACTGGTCTTTATCGCTGTAAAATCTAGCGATGTTAAGTTAATGCTTGTATTTGACAACGACTTATTCCTATTATCGGACTCTATTGAGAGTGATTGTTACGGTTTGTGGTTGTAAACTATTTATTAACATAAAAGTAATTGTAACGGCTATACTATTTTCTTGACCAAATGGCACCAGAGCACCGCTTATTAAACTTTTTTGATTGCCTGATTCAACTGAAATATCAAGTATTGACACCCGTGGTTCATTGTTGTTTATGGTCTCTAATATACTTGCTCTTAAGTCCGCTTCAATAATTGAATCATTTGGTTCAAACAATGAATTATAGATGTTGGATCCAATATTTGAATTAAAAAGTCTTTCACCATAATTTGTTCTTAAAAGATTTTGTAATGATAGTTTTATTGCTGATTCATTTCTAGCTCTAACCAAATCTCCAGTTATAGGATGAGGATCAAAATCACTCATAAAATCAGAATATAGATAGGGATTTGTACTTGTCTGAGTAAAAGCGTCAGTTCTAGTAGTCATTGCTTTTCTTTCTTTTTTTACTATTTATTAAGCAAAAAATACATTTGGTGAACCAGAAGTTATTTGATTGTCTGCTGTATAATAATCACCTAATCTAGCTGCAGGTTGACCATTAACTCTAACTTTTGAAGATCCAGTTGTCAGTGTAGAAGTATCAGGACCACAACCATAAAAAGGATGCGGATAAACTAAATCACCGATCTTTACAGCACCTTTTCCATTAATACGGACTGTTGATGAACCTGTATTTGTAACAATATCAACTGGATAACCACAATCTTTACCTGTTCCGGTTGCTGAATGGACAGAATCAGTCATGTCTCCTCTGGCTGCTGCAGGCATATCTTTATCCTAATTCAAATCTATAATAGAGGCTTTAATCGCTGTTGGTCCTGCTGAATTTGAAGATATTGAGCCAGACGATGCAAGTTCTATATTGCCTAGGGTTGATAATAGTTTTAATCCAGCAGCTAAAGCACCAAGTTTAATAGATCCAAATGGCGTCACAAGCTCGATATCTTGTGCATATACTTTAAATACACCATTTTCAGCATTTAATTCAATATTTTCTCCGGCTGCACACCACCAACTATTACCTATAATTTCAGTTTTACCTTTACCTATTCTTGTCGCTTGATACCCATTAATGTTTTGATTTATACTTGCAGAAACACTTGATATATAATCACCTTCTATAGATTCATACTTTGAGTTATTAACATGATTATAATAAGCTCCACCGATAGTAACTTCATAGTTCCCACCAACACCTAGGTAGGAATTTTCTGAAATTTTAGTATCTTCTGAGCCCAATACATTTGTTCTAGATGCTCCACCAACAAAAACATCCTTGTGTCCATCAACCGATTCAGATGAACCTTCGACTGCATATATGTGAACTCTCCCCATAATGGTATGATTTAAATTACCATCACGATCAATTTCAAGATAAGATCCTTTTGTGTGGGCTATCTTTATACTTTCCTTTTCAGGTGTATCATTTAAATGAATTTCATGCCCTGATCGTGTGACAGTTGCTGAATTATATGGATACTCGGCTTCAAATGTTGAAGCTGGATGTTTTCTGTTTAGGTTATCGCTTTCTGACATTTACTATCCCTAGATAATCTTGCCTATAC